CCTATTTCGGTATCAACGGTTATGCGCGCCCTCGCAGCTGTCTCCAGCTGGTCATGCCATAACCTCACAGGTTCCACTCAGACTCTGGTAGGATTATTTGCCCCCACCACGGTTTATAAACCCGTGGGCATAGGCCCGCCAAGGCCAGGCAAACGACATCTACTCTACCAGCTTTTCCACGTGTGGTCCCAGTGCACCCAGGTAACCATATCGCAATCGCTTAAGTTACTATTACCGCAGTAAACCCGCTAAGATGGGTTGTGGAGGTAAACCTCCACTGGCCTAAAGTTCCTGAAGCAGGAGCCGCAGCTACTATATTCTCGATGCAAATCATGATCTTACCCTGTTCGGCGCGATCGTACTCCTCAGCAGTACGTGCACCAACAGCAGGCTGGATCGTGTCTACAGTGAAGAGCTTCCGCCTAAAAGATATAGGGACGCGGTAAGTGAACCGCTCCCAGATATTGTAAGTTTTACAATTGGCAGTAGACCTCAATATAGCTACCCTTTGAGCTGGTGTAGAATTCTCATAAGAGATCATCAATTCAGGATTATCAACATATGCCACACTGACACGGGCACCAGCCTCGGCACCAGCAGGGCCAATTCTGGGTATCCATTCACATGCAGCTTTAGTGTATTTATATTCCTGATAATGTTTGATGACATCCGCACCAGCTCGGTTGATAGACTCACCGAGATTAGTTCCGATACCATGCCAATCTGTGACCAGATTAGCAGCACCGGCACTGTGGTCCTGAAACAGTACGGAGGATAGGAGTGAACCGTTAAATCCTAGGCTGGGCCGCCCTATCTTGCGAGGTGTACGATAAAGAGGATTCACTTTGCGACGGGACGCATTGCGATTGGCTGACGCTCGTTTAGTCATAGCGGGAGAAGTTGGTTGATAAATTGGCGTTTATCCGCTCCCCAGACGCTCGTATCAAAATAAGATTCAATAGCAAGCTGGGCGTCTGGACTAATGCCACTCATTTTCCAGAAGGAGTACCTACCATAGTGATCGGGACTATCAAACTTTGCGTGAGCATTCAAACTACTACGGTGGTAGTAGCTGTATTCACTGTCCCATTTACCACTATAGTTCCCCGCAACGCCAAA